GGCATACCTTGTGGCAATGCTGGTTGAGGAGGTTGGGGTGGAGCAATAGGAATACTAGGGCTTAATTGGGCTGGATCTTGGCTCATCTGATCAAGGCTAGTACGTAGTTCTAGGGATTCGATATATTCATTAACTCGTTTAATTAGAGCATTCTGTTCTTTTGCTTTTGCCTTTAGGAATTCATCAGTTAGCATTAATTTACGCAGAGTCAAAATGAAGTCTTTATTTACGTCATAACGCATCTTCGGAGTCTTACCAGCCATGATCTCGTCAAATTCAACATAAGCTCTTGTATCGCTATATTCTTCCTCAGCCTCTCTAGCCAGATCCATAGGATTAGCCTGCTGTTTAGCCCAATTGTCATAGAGTTTCTGTGGATTCTCAAAGCCAAGTTCTCTGTAAGCATCAATTAATGCAATTTTATCGCCTTCAAGGAGTTTTAGAACTATGGCTTGACGGCGGTTCTCATCGAAGGCAATTGTGCCACCAGCCTTAATATTAACTCCAGAAATCAACTTAAAGTAGTTACGGCTGACCGTTATCTTATCGAAACTACCGTCCTGACCATTGTAATAGAAATAGTGATCTTCATCATACCAAACGAATTCCATTTGAGTTAAGAAGTTAAAGTATTTATACAAGAAGAAGTCCAAAGCCCGGATCAGTGAATCGAGTCGGCCTTGGGCGCTATCTTTTTTCATCATGCTCTGGCCGAGAGTCGGATCGTCACCAGTCGAGTCGTTACCAGTGAAGTCAGTTGGCGCTCCACCGATGTTAGAAATCTGAGTTCGGGTATCAACCTTATCATTCATAACAAAATCAGGTAGATCAGGAGCTTCCAGATAATCCACCATGCTATTCAATGGAGCATTTGCGCTGGCTTCACGAGGGTTTAGCAGAATAGTTTGGCCTGGCCCCATGGTTAAGTTCTCAGCAGCCTCTTTAGTCATACCAGAACTCTTGCCATTAATCAGTTTTGTAGGATTAGACTTATCGGCATTAGTCATAATCTGCTGACCACGCCGGTTTAAGACTCGCTGGAGCTTGATAGCCTGTTCGATAGGGGTTGTAATATCAATGCCATGATTACCATCATTTAAGACGTTCAAGGCAATAAATGGTTTCTGAGGAGCATCGAGGAAGTTATCTCGATCCTTCAACCAGTTAGGATCATCATATTTAGCAAGCAAAATATCTTCAAAATGGACAGCACAGGCTTCTTGAGGCTCTCCCTTGTCGTAATGGGTAAACCAAGTCTGCTTAACCACAATCTCGTTAGTCATGTTCCGAGTACCTCTACGGGTGATTCCCATAGTATCGAAGATTTCCTGCTTCTTATCAGGGTATAGAAAAACAAGTTCTTCAACGCTGTATTTCATGAACTGCGTGATAAAGCCAGGATTGTCCCCATAAGGCGAGTTCTTATCCCAGACAATGTGAGCTGGGTCTATAGCTCTAGGGATAATCTCGCCCTTCTTGCCATAGGTCGGATCAAACTCTAATTTGATAAAGGCAGCTCGTTTAAGTTCCCAGTTACGTACGCAGATCTCAATCAGTCCCCGAAGGTTGAATTTAAGAGAGTGGGCAGCATGGGCGTTCTCTAGGTCTTTCGCAAACTTCCTAGCCCGGTCATTATCATCACTGGGAGTAACTTCGTCTTGAGGGGTACGAGCCGTACAGTACGACACAATACTGTCAACGATTAACTGAATCTGGTTCTCTACGTAAGGGGTTTCGTATTTATAATAATCATGGGCATCAACCTGTTCACCGAGGTACATACGCATATTGTCATTACGGATAGAGCTGAGGTTGAATCCTAGTTGTTCATCCCAGTAATTCTTAGAGTCATCTATTCGCTGATTCAAGTTATGAATTAAAGCATCGTCAGATATCTTTAAGGTAAGAATAGAAAACTGATCTACTCTACCGTCCTGTTCCGCATTAATATCTACTTTAGTATCAGGAAACGGCGCTGGTTGAAAAAGACTGCCGTATGGATAAATCATAGTTTACTTCTTTTTACGGCCTTCAGCTGACCATTTGCCCATTTCCTTAGAACCATGATTTTTGCGACCGATCCAAGCAATTAATTTATCACTCAGACCTTTCTTCTCCATTTGTTTGAAACGGCCACCTTTGCCAGGCTTATTACTCTTGCCGCCAGTTTCGCCTTTTTTCTTGATTACATCAGATATATTCTTAGCCATGATTAATCCTCGCATTCTTCCACTTTAGTAACTCGGAACCGACCACGAGTAATCTTAGAACTGTCCTCGCCATCATAGTCGTATTCATCGCCACTACTAAGAGAGATTACTTTGACCTCAACGGTTAGAGTATATTTCTGGCCGATCTTAAAGTTTTTAATTTCTGGGAGATCCTTAGCGTCTAAAGATAAACTTGGCTTTGGTCGATATTTTACGATGTCACTTATGTTTTTTGCCATACCGCCTCCTTAAAAATAAAAGCCCACGATGGAGCTTGCAGCCTAGGTGTAATTGTACGCTAAGGCTCCTATTTCCACAATAAATTAATTTCAGCTTTGCAGGAGTGACATTTGTGGCGTACCCAATTATCCGAGGCTTTCAGAGATGACTGAGACAGACCGAAACTATTACTGAGTTCTATGGTATCTGAATTGACTTCATAAAGAGGCCGACCGCAATTAGGACAGTGTAGTAGTATCGGGAAATGCGGCTTAACTAGACGCTTGTGAAGGAAGAATACGAATCGTACCCCTTGCGGAAAGGTCTTTTTATCATTCCAGCCCTCATTGAAGTTCTTAAAACTCATCCCCAGCGCTCCTGTGAATCTCTGAGAGCTTTAGCGATATCATTTGTTGGCCCAGTTTCTGTCCAACCAGGGTTTTCTTCATTCGGTGCTTTTGCTTGGACTATCCAAGCCTCGGCATCGTCAATCACCATTAACCCATAAGTCAAGCCATCATAAGCATGATCTTCGGACTTACTGTCTATTTCCTCGGTGATCGTAGTGGAATACGGAAGATCTGGTAACGTCCGTATTAGGTTAGGGCAAGTGTCCAATACCTGAAGGTAAGGCGTACCATCAGGACTGATCTGTAAGAGTTGGTGAAGCAAGTCCTGTCTATGCATTCTTGAACCATGAGCTAAACTATTTGCCCGGACATAAGGAAGATTGATATCGGCAAAAGAATCAGCATAACTTCGATTAGCCGTATTCGATCCTATAGAGAAGGCATCATGAGGTAACACAATAAACTCTATTGGTTCTTCGTCCACAATATCTTTTATCTCAGCAGCCCATATCTTGGAATCTTTATACTGTTGGTAGAACTCCCGGTAAGCATAATAATGGATAACTCCATGATCGTTCTCGGGCGCAACGGCTATCCAGATAGCCGCACCGGGATCACGCCTACCGATGTCGTGGCCTATAAACTTAGAGGAAACCGAGAGGATATCAACTTCTTCACCATGCTCATCAAACCATGTAGGGAGTCTATGGATAACATGGATGCGTTCATCCCACTCCATGAATACCTGGCCTTCAAAAGTATTCCAGTCGCCCCAACGCAGGGCTTTCCGCAAGCGTTCATTGGTGATGTTCTCAAGAGTTTGAGTATATTGCTGCCGGAACTCTTTATTGGGGTGGTCATCAATAATAGCTTTGATGTATTGTCGATCCTTACCGATAATACGATCACCTGTTACGGGATCAATGAGATCAGGGGATTTAACAATTATCTGATCGCCGTTATCAACAAAGTATTTCTTTACCCAGCCATGACCGATATTGCCAGGGTTAGAACAGGCCATGATCCGAAGTTGAGTCCGTCCTCGAACACGAGTCTTAAAATACTCGTACCACTCCTGTTTAAAGTGGGTCAACTCATCGACCAGTAGTACGTGCATCTCGGCCGACTGGTAACGGTACATATCAGCATCGTACTGGCAGTAAGCATATTGGATAAAAGAGCCGTTAGGAAACTTCCAAGAGTTACTCTTACCATTAAAAGTAATCCTGCTGGCAGCCCCAACATTATTGTTATATGGGGTCATTTGCCTTACGAGAGCCATGTGGATAGATAGCATGATCTCCGGCAAGGTTA